CGCACGTGACGGGGGCTCCGCTGATCCACCCACGGGGGTCCGGCGCTGCACCCATGGGGGCGTCCGCGGGTACCTGCACAGGGGTACGCAGGAATGGCCAGGGGGGTACGCAGGAATAGCAGGGGGTGCTCCGTAACAATGGCTAGTAGCAGTACTAGGGGGTACGGGTATGGGCATAGGAGGCTACGCCAATGGTGGGCACCAAGGGTAGCTACAGGATTAGTGAGGTGTTGGAGGTGTGGTGTGGTGATACGTAGTGGTGAAGCTTGGCACTTAGGTCATGATGATGTGAATAGACAAGTCTATAAAGGACCAGAACATGTTGATTGCAATTGTGCTACTAAATCGAGGAATGTGAATACAGATCCAAGGCCAAAGGTAGAGAGGTTCTGGGAGTGACATGTGTGTGTCAACATGACGAGCTGATGTCAACATTGTGGATCTCACACGCATGTGTTTACGCAGGTCAGCCGCGACCCCTCGCTTTTTCTGTGGCAAATGATCACCGTTGTTGACCGTTGCCGGTCGATCTCTCCCCCCGGCGCTGGCGGGCCCCGGGCGGGAATGCCATTCCGAGAATGGCGGGCGCCATTGTCGTGACCACCCTAATTGCGCAGTCGATGATCCTGTTGGGCCGGGTCGGTGCTATCTTGCTAAGCCTTTATCTGATTGGCTGGGCGGGCTGGCGCATTTACACGCTGATCAGGCGGCGGTGGTTTTAGCTGGTCGATATCCTCGCGGTGCATCTGCAATTGTCGGGACTGAATGGCGTTCACGTGATTGAGCGTGTCCATATGGCGGCCTTGCTCGTGCAATACCCGCCGGATGGCCGCCAGTTCGCGGGCCATGGTCACGAATGCCACGGTCAGCGTGACAATGCACACGATCAGCAGGGCATTGACCACGATTGCTCCGTTTCTGCCCGGTATTGCCGGTGATCTCCCGGGGATTGTGCCGGATTGCTTGGTGACTCAACGATCACGGCTTACGCTGTCGGCCGACCTGGGACACACACGCACCGCTATTGGGCTACCCGGCCGGGAGGTGTCCCCCGTTGGTTGTCGAGTCCGTGGGGACCATGGCCCCGGCCGTGGCCAAGACGCTCGCAGCACTAGCCCTCCCGCCGACGGACGCGGCGCTGGCGGCGCTGGTGACCGCGTACGCGGCCGAGATCGATGCCTCGGTCTCCCGGGCCGCCCGGTTCGATCGGCTGCTGGACCGGATCGAGCGGGCCGACGAGCCGGACGCCTACGAGGCACTCATGATCGCCCGCGGCCTGCTCTCCTCGCGGGCCGCGCTGGACAAGATCGGAGCACGTATCCAAACCGGGCTCGATGCCCTGCGGGCGACGCCACGAGCGCGCCCGTTGGCTCCGCCACGAGCGCCGGACACCTCCCCCCTCGGTCGGCTCCGGCTGGCCGCAGGGACGGAAGTGGACGGCGTGCGTGACGGGCCGCCCGGGTGACGGCGGCGGCACAGCCCTCCGTTGACATCCGCGGGTCAACCGTCCCGCGGATCTTCACTCCGCCGCGCTGGGCCGGTCCGCCGGGTCCGTGCGGCTGCGGCTGCCCGCTCACCCCGGCCACCTCCCGCGGGTTCGAGGTGATCGCGTTCGCGGCCGACGTGCTGCGCGTGGCCCTGCTCCCCTGGCAACGCTGGTGGTTGATCCACGCCTTCGAGCTGTCGATCGATCGGCACCCGATCACCGGACGGCGGCGCCTCCGGTACCGGACCCTGCTCACCCTCGTGGCCCGCCAGCAGGGCAAGTCGTTCCTGCTCCGGATCGTGGCGCTGTGGGCGCTCTACGTCCGCCGGGTGGGGCTCGTGCTCGGCGCCGCGCAGTCCCTCGACATCGCCCGGGAGTCGTGGCTTGGCGCGGTCGAGCTGGCCCGCGGGGCCGAGGAGACCGCGGCCGAGATCCCGGCCGTGGGCGGGGTGCGGATGACCAACGGGGAGCAGTGCCTCATGCTCACCGACGGCCAGCGCTACCGGATCACGGCGGCCACCCGCGGCGCCGGGCGTGGCTTGAGCGTGGACGTCCTCCTGCTCGACGAGTTGCGCGAGCATCGGGACTACCTGGCCTGGGCCGCGCTGTCCAAGACCACCCTGGCCCGGCCGGAGGCGCTGATCTGCGCGGTCTCGAACGCGGGCGACGACGAGTCGGTCGTGCTCAATGACCTGCGGGCACGGGCCATCGAGGCGATCTCCCGGTGTTCCGGCGAGCGAGAGATGCCAGCGGAGATACCGGCCGATCGTCTCGCCGGGTTCACCCCGGCGGGCCACGACGGCGCCAGCGCGGCCGATCCGTCCGGCGGGCTGTTCCTGGCCGAGTGGTCGGCCCGCGAGGGTGTCCCGCTCGACGATCGCACCGGGTGGGCGGCGGCCATGCCGGGGCTCAACATCGACGTCGTCGGCCCGCGCGGCTGGCAGCCTGCGCCGATCACCACGGAGGCGGTGCTCGGCTTCCTGGCCACCGATCCGCCCAACGTGTTCCGCACCGAGTTGCTCTGCATCCGGGTCGGCGCGCTGGACACCGCCTACGACCCGGTCGAGTGGGCGGCCTGCGCGGACTCGGCATTCTCCCTGCGCCCGTACCGGGACCGGATCGCGGTGTGCGTGGATGTCGCGCTGGACGGCGAGCACGTGACCGCGTGCGGCGCGGTGGTGCTGCCGGACGGCCGGGCCGGGGTGGCGGTGCTCGGTGCCTGGGCGGGCCGGGGTGCGGTGAGTGCGGCCGAGCGGGTTCTCCCCGGGATCCTGACCGCGATCCGGCCGCTGGAGATCGGCTGGTATCCGACGAGCCCGGTGGGCGCGCTGGGCCCAGTGCTGCGCAACCTGCGCCGGACGATCCGGCTGGCCCTGCCCAGACTGGTCGACGACCCGGTGATCGGGCGGCACCTGGTGACCCACGACGAGTCCGAGGCGGCCAAGATCACCGCGACGATGGAACGGGAGTCCGCGCAGGGGCTCGCGGACCTGTTGCGGGTGCGTCGGCTGGTGCACCCGGCGGACCCCCTGCTCGACGCTCAGGTGCCCGCGGCGCAGCGGGTGGACGCACCCGGCGGGGAATCGGGCTGGCGGCTCACCCGCCGCGGTGGGGGCCACTGCGATGCCGCGTACGCGGCGGCCGGGGCGGTGTTCCTGGCGCGGGCCACGCCCGGCTTACCGGCGAGACCGCAGCGGGCGCAGATCTTCTAGCGCCCGTTGACAGGGCGGTGTCAACCTCGAGGATTTTCGATCTTGCTAGGGGGAGCGGTGGAACGGTTCGCGGAGGGTCTACAGGGGCTCGGCGCGCTGGCGGTGGCGGTCGGGCTGTTCGCGTGGTTGGCCTGGCCGATCGCCCTGCTCGTGCTCGGTGTGCTGGCCGCGGTGGCGGGGGTGGCCCTGGAGATCGGTGCCCGGCCGCGCCAGGTGGTGGCGCCCGCCCGGCCGATGACATCCGAGGAACGCCGTGCGCACTCGCTGGCCGACCTCGCGGCACACCAGAGCGGGCGGTAATCCGTGGGACTCGGCCAGCTCTTTACCCGTGACCTCAAGATCACCCAGACCGACACGGTATCCGGGGTGTCGGTCACCGACGTGATCGTCCAACCGCCCTACGGGATGGGCTGGCCGGAGTGGCACGCGGCGGGCCCGTACCAGGGCTGCCTCCAGATCTCGGCCGCGTGGCGGGCCTCGCTGTTGCTGGCCGAGTTGCTCGGGCGGCTGCCCTGGGACGAGTACCGCTCGATCTCTCCGGAGCCGGAGGATCCGCCGGAGAAGCAACCGGTACCGCCGATCTTGGAACAACCGGCCCCGCCGGACACCCGCATGGTCACGTTCTCCTCGATGGGGCTCGACGCGCTGTTCCACGGCAACGCGGTGGCGATCATCACCAGCCGGGACCGGCAGGGCTACCCGTCCTCATTCGCGCCGGTCGTGGCCGAGCGTGTATGGATCAAGCGCGTGCAGCGCGGGGACGCGCTGCCCTGGCCGGTCGGCAGCATCGCCTACTGGATCGGCCCGCAGCCGGTCCCGGACGCGGATCCGCGGGACGGATCCGGCAAGTGGTACCGGCCGGACGAGATTTTCCACGTCAAGGGGATGTGCCGCCCCGGCGCGCTGCGCGGCATGGGCGTGCTAGAGGTCGGGCTCAATGGCGGCCCGCTGGCGCTGGCCCAGACGTTGTCCGGGCAGGCGGCCAACGTGTCCGAGGCGGGCGTCCCGACGATGCACATCCGGTCATTCGACCCGGACTTCGACTCCGGCCAGGCGGCGGAATTGAAATCCAAGGCGATCGAAACGCAGCGGGTGCGGTCCCCCATGGTGACCAACGCACTCGTCGAGGCCAAACCGCTCGCCTGGAATCCGACCGAAACGCAGTTGTTGGAGGCCCGGAAGTTTTCCCTGGTGGAGATCGCCAACATGTTCGGAATGGATGCTGAGTGGTTAAACGCAGGACAGGTGTCCGGGACGTATCAGAACATCGAGCAAAAGGGTATCGACTTCCTGCGCCATTCCGCGGGGGGTTGGCTCGCTCGGTTCGAGCAGGCGCTCACCGCCATCCGGCCGCGTGGCCGGTGGGTCGAGGCCAACCGCAACGCGGAGCTGCAATCCGACACGCTCACCCGGTTCCAGTGCTACGAGATCGCCATCCGCAACGGGTTCATGACCCGTGACGAGGTGCGCGCCCTGGAGCGCCGCAAGCCGCTCACCGAGGAACAGAAGATCGAGGCGCTGCCGACCGAGGTCACCAGTCACGAGCCCGCGGGTCCCCCCGGCGGCGCTGGCTCGGCTACCGGCGTCCCGGGCGGGCCCCCACGGGGCGCGCGCCAGCCGGGCCGCACGGGGATGCAGGGGCCCTCGCACGGGGCCGGACAGCGGCCCAAGGCAGCGAAGCCGACACCAGTGAGGTCGTGAGGGAGTGGCCATCTTGGGCAAGAAGGCGAAGAAGGCGAAGCGCAAGATCAAGAAGAAGCTGGCCCGGAAGCTCGATCCACCGGAGCACGCCATGGCCCCGGCCTCGGCCACGGCCGAGCGGGCCGGGACGGATCTACCCCCCTCGGCCATGCGCGAGCCGGACTACCCCGATGACGCGCGGGCGGTACAGCGCACCCCCAAGGCCAAGCGCAAGCGCAAGAGCGCGATCAAGAAGAAGACGATCAAGGCGATGCACGTCGAGGTCAACCGGCGGATTGCCGCGGTCGGCGCGGAGCAAACCGTGCTCGATGAAGACATGTCCGATCACGAGAAATTCGTGCAGCTCACCCGCCAGACCGGCAATATCGGGGACACCCTGGCCGGTCAGGCCCCGGCTCCGGA